GAAAAATAGAATACAACGAAAATATAACTTATTACAAAACGCTTGTTAAAAACTTAAAAAAAGAAAAAGGTTTAGATTAAAAAATAAAATTAAATTACAAACGTGAAACCTATATACGTCAATAAAGAACACGAAATAATAATTGAAAAGTATTTAGACACGGTATGTAGTTTCGCTGAACAATGCGCAAGTAAACCTAAATATCTTAATTATTTAGATGTTCTTGATACTATCATAGAATACCACAACGAATATAAGATAACCACATATACAGGCAACTGGTTAGATTTTTTGTTAATTATACCTATCAATGTAACAACTATGACCAATGGTTTTTTTGCAGGTATAGAAAACAAAAGAAACATAGCACAGCTTAGAACGTATCAAATGTTATTGTCAGAAATAATTATAGACGTTATTAGTAAACTTAGAGACATCAAACCTATAAATGAATAAGATTTACAAAATAGTAGCAGATTGCAGAAAAGATTTTATAGAAATGTCATACGCATTTACGACAGATGAAAACGAAATAAACGAAGTAGTACAAGAACTTATGTTATACTTCTTGCAAATGAATAAAGACACACTAAAAAATATACACGACAAAGACGGTAAACAAGGTATTTTAAGGTATGGTGCAGTAGCACTTAGAAGAAGTTTTAATAGTCCACGCAGTCAATACTTCTATAAGTATAAAAAGTACTACACTAAACTAGACGATACTTGTAATATAACTACAAGCGTTAATTATAAGCTAGAAAACATACCAGTTATTGAGATACCTAAGAGCTACCAAAAGCTAGAACAAATAGACACAGCGTTAGATGATATGTATTGGTATGATCGTGAAATATTTAAACTATACTACTACGAAAAAAACACGTTAGATAGTTTGGCAGAAAAAACAGGTATAAGCAGAAACAGCTTGTACACAACAATAGACAAAGTAAGAAAAGAACTAATAGAATTATTTAATGATTAATATTTCTAACGAAGATAATATGGATTTAATGTCAAGATATGATGACAATCATTTTGACTTAGCAATAGTTGACCCTCCTTATGGTATAGGAGATTTTAGAAGTAGTAAATCACAAAAACATCATAAAAAAATAAAATGGAATGATATTACATCAAACAAACAATATTTTAATGAATTAAAAAGAGTTAGTAAAAATAGAATAATATTTGGTGTTAATTATTATAATAAATATATTGATGATGTTGGTCGTATTGTTCACGATAAAACAGGTGGTGGTAAAAGAAATGCACCATCTACAATAAGTGATTGTGATATAGCATCACATTCTTTTGGAGTAAATATGAAAATTTTTCATTATATAAGTATAGGAAATGTCATAGGGAATAAAATAGATTGGGAAAATAATTTAAGATGGCATCCTTGTCAAAAACCTATAGCTTTATACGAATGGCTATTAATGAATTATGCAAAAAAAGGAGATAAAATTTTAGATACTCACTTAGGAAGTGGAAGTATTGCTATTGCTTGTCATAACTTAGGCTATGACTTAACTGCGTGTGAGCTTGACAAAGAATATTTTGAAGCTGCAATGAAACGAATAAAACAACACCAAGCACAATTAAGAATAATATGACTAAAAAAAGCAAAGGTCTAGGAGACACTATAAAAAAATTTACGTCAGCTACTAAAATAGACAAGCTAGCAAAAAAGATTGCCAAAGCAGTAGGTAAAGATGACTGTGGTTGTGACGAAAGACAAGAGAAACTAAACAAGATGTTTCCTTATAAAACAGAAGAAAGAGAATATGACGAAAATTCACCTATGCACTTAAAACAAGAAATACTATGTGTATGGGAAAAGATAAAAGACGGTCAAGCACCTGACGTTGAAACGAAAAAAAGATTTGTTGAATTGTATAACACTATATATAAAACTAAATATAAACCCACAACTAATTGTGGTTCGTGTTTACATACTATGTGGAAAGGAATAAAATCACTTTACGAAAAACTATAATGGAGTTTATAAGACATTTATTTGGAATATGTGGTGAAGCACACCCTAATATATTTCATTTGTTTATATATGCACCTGTAATATCTATTATAGTTTATAAAATTAAATCAATATTAAAATGAAAACATTAACACAAAAAGATAGAATAATAAGACACCTTAACGACAAAGGTAGTATCACAGCATTAGAAGCTATGAAGGAATACGGAATAATGCGACTAACCTCAAGGATATGCGAACTTAAAGACGAAGGGTATAATATAAGAAGTGAGTTTGTCAGCTCTAAGAATAGATATAACGAACCAGTATCTTTTAGTAAATATTCTTTAGTATGATACTATTTTTTTTACTAATCATAGGTATTGCTTTTATACTTATTATAGGCGTAGTTATGATAGAGATACTGATAGAGAAAAACGAAAATGACAAAATTAGCGAAAACATAGACAAGATAGAACCAAAAGATGACAAGAATACCTAATTATTATATAGGCAAAATACACGGCTACGAAGCACGTAAAATAATAGAAGACTACGAACTTAACTATAATATAGGCACAGCAGTTAGTTACCTATTAAGAGCAAATAGAAAACACGAAACATCTATAGAGTGTATAGAAAAAGCACGTGAACACCTACGTTTTGAATTAGAACGTTTAGAATTATATGACAAGAACACATCAACAAAATAAATACTACTGGAAGTGTATAGTAAAACCACTATGTGACCACACAGGGTATCATAAATACGAAATGCACGAACATTTAAAAAATATGTTTATACCTGATCGTAGTAGTAACTTAACAACAGAAGACTTTACTTTATATTGTGAAGAAGTACGTATTTGGGCGCAAAATGACTTAGGTGTTATATTGATGCCACCAAATGAATATCAATAATGAAATTAAACAGAATATGGGCTATGCCAAACAAATGGACTTTTAAGATAAAACCTATTAACAATTTAATAAATAAATATGGGGGAGATTTTAAAAATTGGATTGATCCATTTGCAGGCATGACATCTCCTGCTGAAATAACTAACGACTTAAATCCTAAGAGTTGTGCTAAATATAATATGAAAGCACTTGATTTTGCAAAAATGTTAGATGGAAATTATGATGGAGTATTATTTGATCCACCTTATTCAGGCAGACAAGTTAAAGAATGTTATAATGATTTGGGTATAGATGTTTTAAGAGATGATACTAATTCTTTTTTTTATTATAGTGTAAAAAGAGAATTAAGTAATAAAATAAAATTAGGTGGTTACGCATTATCTTTTGGTTGGAACAGTAATGGATTTGGTAAAAAGTATGGGTTTGAAATTGTAGAAGTATTAATAGTTGCACACGGTTCAGCACATAATGATACTATATGCACAGTAGAAAAAAAAATACAAAACAAATTATTTTAATTTCTATTATATTGTATAGAATTGAATAATCAATCTTTTTCAATTATGGATAAAAGAATAAATAATGGTGGTGCTAGAAAAGGCGCAGGGCGTAAACCTAAAGCTGAAGAACAAAAGTTAATAGAAAAGCTAACACCTTTTAATGACTTAGCACTAAAAGCACTGCAAGAAAGTTTAGAGAAAAAAGAACAATGGTCAGTTAAATTATACTTTGAATACTTTTACGGTAAACCACAACAAAGAGTAGACGTAACTACAAATGACGATAGTTTACACTTACCGTTAATAAACTTTGTAGATTCTGGAACTGAACAATAAATATCAAAAACTATTTGAATCAGACTGTAGGTATTACATCATAACAGGTGGTAGAGGTTCAGGTAAGTCTTTTGCAGTAACAGTATTTCTTACCCTGCTTACTATGTCACAAAACATAAGAGTATTGTTTACACGTTATACAATGGTTTCTGCACACCTATCTATAATACCTGAATTTTTAGAAAAAATTACTTTATTAGGTTTTGAGAATATATTTGATATAAACAAGTCAGAAGTAGTAAACTTAGCAAATGGTAGCGACATACTATTTAGAGGTATCAAAACGTCTGCAGGTAACCAAACTGCAAGTCTAAAGAGTTTGCAAGGTATTTCTTGTTGGGTACTTGACGAAGCAGAAGAACTAATTGACGAAAGTACATTTGACACTATAGACTTAAGTATACGAGAAAAGAAAGTACAAAATAGAATTATATTAGTATTAAACCCTGTTACAAAAGAACATTGGATATATAAACGATTTTTTGAAGAAAGAGGTGTGCCACCTAGTTACAACGGTATCAAAGACAATGTTTGTTATATACACACTACCTATAGAGACAACCACCAAAACCTATCACAAAGTTTTTTAGATCGTATACAAGCTATACGCAAAAACAATATAAAGAAATACAATCATAATATATTAGGTGGGTGGTTAGATAAAGCAGAAGGTGTAGTATTTGAAAATTGGTCTATAGGAAAATTTAACCCTGATAACTTACAAACTTCTTGTGGAATGGATTTTGGTTTTTCTGTTGATCCTGACAGTTTAACTGAAGTAGCTATTGACAAGGCAAAGAATAAACTATATGTACATGAACACATATATAAGAACGGATTAAAAACACACGAACTTGCAAAGATTATACTTGACAGAGTAGGTAACAAACTTATTGTAGCAGATAGTGCAGAACCTAGACTAATTGAAGACCTAAGACACAAAGGCGTAAATATAAGACCTGTAAAAAAAGGCACAATAGAAAGTGGTGTAACTCGTATGCAAGACTTTGAGTTAGTGGTAAGTCCTGAAAGTGTAAATATAGTAAAAGAACTAAACAACTATGTATACGCAGACAAAGGTTCTAAATTATACGTGGACAACTATAATCACGCAATAGACGGTATAAGGTATAACGTTATTTATCATTTAGACAACCCTAACGCAGGTAAATATTTTGTACAATAGAAAAAGGGTTGCTAAAAAGAATATAAAATGCACGCAACCCTTAGAGTTATTACAAATAAGATTAACAAATATACATTTTTAAACTAAATAAACAAATTTTCTATTATATAATATGCAAATCAAAGTCAATAAAAACAAGAAACAATACAAATACAAAATTAAAAGTTGGTCAGATGTTACACTTGACAAATGGGTAAAACTTGTAAAAGCAGAAAAATTAACAGAAACTAAAAGCACAAAAGAGATTATACACATTATGTCTGATATGCCAAAAGAGTTGATTGACTCTTTGTCACTTATAGACGTTACAATTATAATAAAAGCTATTAGTAACTTACAAAGTAAAAAAACAAGTCTATTCAAGAACATTATACAAGTAGGTAAACAAAAATATGGTTTTATACCAAATCTTGAAGAACTTACTTTAGGCGAATATGCAGACATAGAACATTTTATAAAACAAGGTATAGAGTCAAATATGCACAAAATAATGAGTGTACTATATAGACCTATTACAGAAACAGAAGGCGAATATTATTCTATAGAAGCATACGATAATACAAGCATGAGGTTACGATCAAAGAAGTTTTTAGATATGAAGGCAGAACAAGTAGAAGGTGCATTAGTTTTTTTTTGGACTTTAGGCAAAGAACTATTGACAACTTTGCAGTTGTATTTGAGCAAAAAGCTAGAGAAGGCGAAGCAACAGTTGACGAAAGATTTGCAAACAAATGGGGTTGGTTTGGCGTGATGTATAGATTAACAAACGGAGAAATAGTGAATTTAGAACGCATAACAAAATTAGGTTTATATGAATGTTTGACTTGGTTAAGTTATGAAACAGACTTAAACGAAACACAAAAAACAAATTATGGTACAAAACAAAACGTATAATAATTTAGTAGATACTTTAGAACAATTAGGTACTAATCATTTACAAATCAAAACAGTTAGTACAGGTGACGTGTTTGAATTGGATTTAGAAAAAAACACTTTATTTCCTTTAATGCACATAAACCCCGTAAACGTTATTGCAAGCAAATCACAGTTTACATTTAATTTTCAAATATTTGTTATGGACTTAGTAGAACCTGACGAAAGTAACGAACAAGAAGTATTAAGTGACTGTTTAAGTATATCTACAGACATTATAAGCACTTTTAAACATGGGCAAAGTCTTAATCATTATTTAGCTACACACGGTGACACACCACAATATTTTGTAGATGACAATTTCACGCTAGAACCATTTACAGAAAGATTTGATAATTCAGTAACAGGGTGGGTATTTAATTTACCGATAATAGTTGAACAAGCATTTGAAAGTCC